GCGGAGTGAGCGTGCCGACCGGAATGTCGAGCAGGTCGGCCATGACCTCGGGATCGGTGATGATCCCGTTCTGCCACATCAAGAGCGCCTGATCCTGGCGAGCGGCACGCGTCGTCGCAAGTCCGCTGCCCATCAGTACGCGTACGCGCATCCCTGGCTTGATCTCTTCCTTCATGAACCGCCGCACCTCGGGGATACCTTCGCGGCTGTACGTCTGGACGATGGTCTTCTCGGGCCCGTACTGCTTTGCCAGCATGAGCAGCTGCCAATAGCCGTCAGCCAGGGACGACGAGATCGTCCTGGTCAGCTCGGCCAGGTGCGAGTCGTCGGCCTGTTTGAGCATCTCGATCGCCCGAGCGGCCTCGACCCGGCCAGGTACGCGGCCCTGCGACGTCTCGTGCTGACCGGCGACGTCCATCATCTCTTCGCGAATCCACTGTCCGTCGGTGTTCTCCGGGAATACGGACGGCTGAATGATCTCGGGTCGGTAGAGGCCCGAAGACGAGTTGCCCCGGAGAATCTGGTTCGGCGAATCGTCGGGGTCAGCTTCGAGTTCGAGCTCGGTCGGCAGCCACCACTTCGGACTTGCGAACGCCTCGCGCACGCTGATTCGCTGCGCGTGGTACTTGTTGAGCTCCATCTGCGGTGAGCGCAAGTACTTGACCGTGCAGGTGTAGTGCGGAGAGCCGGGGCGCGGAATCGCGCCGATGATCGTGAACGGCAGCTTGCCGTGCTGGTAGGGGAAAGGCTGCGCTTCGACCAGAATCTCGTTCCCGGCCCACACGACGAAGAGCCCGTCGGGCCAGCGCTGATCAACGCCTGGCTTGACCCAAAGCTCATTGACCAGCACGCCCTCCAAGACCGGGGCCATACCCATATCGCGCAGCAGGGCGGCCTTCGCAACGTCGGCCTTGCTGGTGGTCGTCGGCGACACCTTCTTGCCGTACATCTTCTCCACCTGGTGAACGTCAAGGAACTGCTCGTGGATGATGTAGCGCGCGCCCTTGAAGCGCCGCGCGTACGGGTCGACGAATATCTCGGTGGGAGCGCAGGCCGTTACGTCGCCGCGCTTCTCGTCAGAGTTCCAGCCCCACTTCAAGTAACCCTCACCGCCTGCGAGCGCCCACAGCGTCGCCTCAGACAGCTCGCCGTCGATGTCGGCAACCTGCGGCTCAGACAGCCAGCGCAGGTAGGCCAGCGCCACGGAGGCCACGCTCATGTCCACCGGGTCATCCGTCGCAGGCAGCACGTCTACGGTCGGGTGCGTTTCCAGAGCGGTCGCCCTCTGTTTGAGGACGAAGTGCATGATCTTGTTCGTTACGGGCCGGGGCGATGAACGGCGGTTATTCGGCCTTCTTGCGATCTCGATGGCCTGTGCATCTGAGTTCCAGACCGCGTACTGCTGGTCAAGAAAAAACGCGAGGTTCAGCAGAATGTCTTTGTCGTACGGCAGCCGCGCGCGAGCAGCCTCTTCTTTGAGGTCATCAAACTCGGCAACAAGCTGTTTGGCCCTGGGGGCCACTAGATCGACGGAACGCCTTCGTCGTTATCGGGGGTGACCTCGACGACTTCCAGCTCGGGCTCGGGCTGTTGGACTACGTCGCCGACCGGCAGAATGTTTCGCTCGTCGTCCATCTGTTCGAGCGCCGCCTCAATGCAGTTGCGGCAAGCCACCGGGTGTGGTGACGACTCGTCGAGCAGTTCGTCACCGTGGAACACCACAAAAGGTGGGCGACAGTCGCGAGAGTGGACGGGCGAGCAAAGACAGCCTCGACCTCCGGTTGATTCGTTCGGGTTAGTCGAGCTGATCGTGAAGTTCTCCATGTTGCCAACTTTACAAGACCACCGCGTCATCATGGGATGGATTCACTGCACCTTCGACGCGTTCACGCTGCTGCTTACGTATGGCGCGGTGAATCTCGTCAGTAGTGTTGCTTGGAGGCGCGGCCTGGGCTTCTTTCATCGGCGGCACCCAGCGGCTTGCCAAGTATTGCGCGCAGTCCACTAGGTGATCGTTGGACTTCACGGGCCGCTCGGGCGCGTCGAGGTTCTTTGCGCGCTGCTGCGGAGTCAAGTCCACCCACTTGTAGTCCTTGATCGCCTCATACGTCTTCGGGCAGTTCTGAGTCACCCGAAAGCGGCCCATCTTGATCAAAGTGCCCAACATCGGGATTCGATCGGTGTGATTCTTGGGCCCAAGCTGGAAGTTGAACCCGATCCGCGCGTATTGGGAGTGCAGGCTCATGTTCGTGCCGCGATCGCGGGTCATGATGGAGGGATCGGCGATGCGCTGGCGCACATTCGGCGCGTATGCCGCTTCGAGCTTGCGCCAATCCTCGGCGTGCTCCTGAACGGCCCGTTCGGCTTGCTCATACTCGGCGACGCCCAACAAAGATCGCGGTTGGCCCGTCAGACTTCCGTCCTTGTCCACGACTACCCATAGACCGGCGGTTGGATTCCGGGTTCCGGGGTCCATCCCCATCCAATACGTCTGGTATCGGCTCGGATCGTGGCGCTGCATGACCACGTGGGTGTCCCAGCCCCAATCTTCGTAGACCTGGCCTGCGAAGTCGTCGAACTGACACAGCACGTACCGCCGAATCCAGGGGTCAGGGTATTGAAGAAGGGATTGAATGTACTCAGGGGGTAGGTAAGGGTTGTCAAAAGACGTCGAGCGCCAGAATCCGGTGCCTTCGGCCTTGTTTTTGTCGTCTACGAACCGCTTGTACAGCCAGTTGTGGCCGCCGGGGTTCGAGGCAGACCAAACGCCCCGCCTGGCGATGCGGGTAGCGCCGTATTTCTTGCCTTCGGGGGTTGGGTCTTTCTGTCGGACGCGCGAAAGCATCCCTTGATACGTCTCTTCGTCAAACTCGTCGGCCTCGTCGAAGGCAATAAAGCCGACGTTCAGCGATCGGTGCTTATTCCAGTCGTCGATCGACCGAAAAAGCACAGTTGAGCCGTTCGGGAAGGTGAACTTTTCGACATGTCCACCGATTCGCCGTACTTCGCCGCGATCTCGTAGCTCTGGTGGCAGTACCTCAAAGAAAACGGTTTCCGTGGTGTCCCGGAGCTCGGGAACCGTCTTACGAGTGATCAGTCCGCGGATACCAGGCTGTTCTAAGCACCACGCGATTGCCTCCGCGGCGATCGCGTACGTCTTTCCGGACCCAAAGGCACCGAACAGGGCGCGTTCGTACGCCGTCGAACGGTGAAACTCCCCGTGAATGGGAAGCGGTCGGTACTCGAAGTTGATCGTCGTCATGAAGTCCGGTCAAGAATGTCCTGGGCCTGCTTCTGCTGGGCGTTGAAGCACTCCAAACAGCGGTCTGACGACTCGACAAACTCCGATTCGAGCTTGTCGGCCCCGCAGGCGTCGCATTGACGCGTCTCGGAGGGCACTTCGACTGCCTCGACTTCGGCTTCGACGATCTCCACGGGCTGTTCTTCGGGCCGGGGAAGGGCAAAGTTGATCTGAATGGGCTGCGTCTTGTCCTGATCGGGCGGCTGAACGAGCGCCGGGTGCCCGACCGTGTACTTCAAGATCAGCTCGCCTGCTTTCTGCCGGACTTTGGCGTTCTCGTCGGCCAGATCGGAGGTCAGATTGGCGATGACCTGGGGCGTGAGCTGCACCATCGAGTGAATCGAGGCCAACACGTCATCGGTCAGCGCCTCCCGGACGAACGGTTTGAGCTCGTCCTGGATTACGTCTTGTGCGATGTCAACAATGTCGCCACGAACGCGGTCAGAAAGCTCTTTTTGGTGCTCAGGAAGTTCTGCGCGTTCCTTTTGGAGACGTCGTAGACGACGGGAACGAGCTGAGCGGCAAGCAGTAGAGCAAGTCTTGGCACGCGCGTTGCGGTTCGGAAGAGATTCGCCGCACTCCGAACAATGACGATTAGCCATTGTCCGGAGCTACGACGATGGTTGAGCGCAAGCTAAGCTCACACGCAACACGTAGGAGGCCACGAGCTTAGCAGACGGCGGGATTACTCGCCGACGATCGCGCTTTCGGCGACGGTGACCGTGATCCCAGGAACGGCGTCCTCGATGCGATCCTCGGCAGCACCGCGAGCAGCGGTGGCCTGCGTCTCGGAGCCAGGGAACTTGATGTTGGTCTTAGTCGCGTAAGCGGTGTCGGGCGAAAGAACGATGGGAGAAGCCATGATCTACCTCCGGGTCGTTGGACGTTGCCCACTATACAGCAGCAGCGTCTTCCCGTTGGAACTTTTTGCGGTTCTCTTCCTGCTTCTTCGCCAGGGCTCGGATGATCAGATCGCGCTTCTCTGGATCAGTCGCTACGGCGAGGCTAATCCTGACGTCCTCGTGCAGCAGTGTTCCCTCGACGCCGCTGACCGCGCAGGTGCCCTCCACGTGGCCGCGCTTGCCCCAGGGCGAGTGCTCACCGCAGAACGGTGGGTCTTTGACCGCGAGGGGCGCGTACTCCTTGTCGCAGATCAAACAGGTCTTTGTGCGCCCGTAGGCGTACGACATATCTCTGACGAGCTGGCAGACGCGGCAGTACTTCGTATTGGACCGGATGGTCTTATACGGCGCTCCGCACTCCTGGCAAGCGATCGTCGTCTCGTTGCTTGGCATCTAGTCTCCTAAGGTTGCGTACTGAGCAAAGCACCTTAGCACACTTGGCTACCCCATAACCCCCCCTAACCCCACAGAACGCTTTCAAGCGTTCTGGTGGGGGAGGCTTTGGGATAGGTAAGGGGTAGAATCGTTATACGTGTCACGAGGACACCGACAGACCCCTGGGCAGCGTTGCAGAAAGTGGGTTCCGCGGCTGCTGTGTTGCGCGATGAGGTTTTCGGATTCGGCTTGGCTACGCGGATTCTGCCACACAGGGCGCTTTTTCAGAGCTCCCGTGTATTTCGGTTATGAGACTCATACGTGCTCGTATCCGCGCGAGGGGGCCGCCCCGGCCTCGCGTCACGGGCGCACGGTGCGTTCGCATAACGCGCGCGCGATCACGCGCGGGGTGGTGTGGCGGTGACACGTCGGCGCGGTGCGATCGTGCGACGGCGCCGCGCGGGTGGGGCGCGCGTCACGCGCGTGCGACGCGCACGTCACGCGCGCACGCGTGAGGCGGCGGCACCGTCGAACCGTGCCGCGGTGTCCCGGTGCCAACCGTGGCAAGGCGGCACCGAACGGCCGCAATCCCAATAGTAGCGCCGAATCTGCGTGCCGCCGCCAAGCTGTGCTAAGGTGCCGGGACCGGCGGGGCGATCGGCGCCCCACCACGCACCACGAGGAGGGCCAGCAATGGCAACCAGCAAGAGCAACACCAGCAAGGCGAAGGCGAAGCGGCCGACCGTCGCGGACGCTATGGCGGAGACGGCGGCGCTCGGCGCGAAGGTCGACGCCCTAGTCGCCGCCCTGTCCGGCGAGACGGCCGAACCGGCCGCCCCGAAGGCGA